ACCCAGCCGTGACCAAAGATGCCAGAGTCGATAACGTCTTGTTCCGCAACGATGACATTAACAACTACCCCATTTTCTACTTTTGCAAAATGACTCATGTTTATTCCTTAAAAAGTGATTGAACCTGATGAAGTCCATTGATATACACGGTAGCCGCCAGCTACAGTGATTGTTGGTGAACCCGTGGTTGATGTTGCGGCGGCGTAGGTGTCTGCGTAGCGAATAATGACAACACCAGAACCACCAGCACCGCCAATGTATCCAGCGGTTGTGTTGTTTGCTCCGTCAGTATTACCAGCACCGCCGCCACCCGTGTTGACTGTTCCAGCGTTACCGGGGTTTGCTGAACTTGCAGTACCGCCGCCACCTGTGCCGCCTGTCCCGTTAGAACCACCTGAAGATGGTCGCCCAGCACCAGCACCGCCACCAGCGTAGGTAACGCTGCTGCCGCTGATACTAGAAGCAGAGCCAGCCCCGCCATTACCGCCACTTACATTGGTTGCGTTGCCTCCAACTGCACCAGCACCGCCACCACCAGAGCCAGCATCATCAACAGATGTACCAGCATTATTTCCCTGTGATGGAGATGTCGATGGGGTATTTCCAGAGCCAGCAGCAGTGCCAGCAAGAGAACCACCACCGCTTCCACCACTACCACCCGCACGACCACTTACCGCTGAAGTTGCGTTATAGCAAGCACCATAACCACCCCCAGCGGAACTAATGGTACTAAATACCGAAGCAGAACCATTGATAGCGTTGTACCCAGTTGAGCCACTTCCACCAGCACCACCTGCGCCTCCCGCGCCCACTGTTACTGTGTATGTGGTAGCTAAACTAAATGCAGATGTGCCAGTTCTAAATCCACCAGCTCCACCACCAGCACCAGCATTTCCCACAGTGGATGCACCACCACCGCCACCGCCGCCAGCAACCACCAAGTATTCAACAGACACGCCGCCTACTAAAGAGCCGCTTGATGTAAACGTGTGGATTATGTTGCCGCCCGAAGATGTGACCGTACCGCCGGTAAACTTTTGCGGGGAAGCGTAAGAGATGATGACTACGCCTGAGCCGCCGTTGCCACCATTTCCAAAACTACTAAGTGAACTTCCACCGCCGCCAGCACCACCACCAAGATTTGCAGTTCCATTTGAACCTGAGCCAGTTCCAACTCCACCATTGCCACCGCCGCCAGCACCACCAGTTCCAGCAGTAAGTCCTGTGTATGCTCCACCACCACCGCCCCCGCCATAGGTAACGCTTGAGCCTGAGATGGAAGATGCAGACCCTGCACCGCCAGCGCCACCTACACTGCTTGTGCCTGCTGCGCCAACTGCGCTTGCGCCGCCACCACCGCCGCTACTATTGCCCCCAACAGATTCGCCTAAGCCGCCATTATTGCCCTGAGAAGGGGATGTAGATGGCGTGTTACCCGCACCAACAGCACCTTGGTATTCCGCGCCACCGCCAGAGCCGCCTGAACCGCCAGCGCCGGAGGACGTATTCCTAGCGCCACCGTACCCGCCGCCAGTTGATGTGACGGCATTGAATACAGAATCACTGCCCTTGCTTCCTATTCCCCCGCTTGAAGTGCCGCCAGTGCCCCCCGCGCCAACAGTGATTGCGTATGAAACTGTGGGATTGAGGGAAGCCGTTCCCGTGCGATAGCCACCAGCACCGCCGCCACCAGCAGCACCACCGCTAGTTAAACCTGCGCCACCACCGCCGCCACCAGCAACGACTAGGTAACTAGCACTGACAGCAGCAGCGCCTGTAGTCCACCCGAAGGCGGCAAGAGCGGCTGCACCAATTTTTGATAGACGAGGCATCTTTTATCCTCAAGCAAATTTTGTTTGTGATGCCAGCACAACGTATGTCGCGCTTCCCGTTTTCTGGATGACATAGGTGTAGCAGTCCACCGAGCTTGCATTGCCAGAAGTGGGTGCAATGCCGCCTTGCCATTTAGGAGTCACCGTTGAGCCGTCGATGGTTACTGCGCTGTTGTAGTAAGCCGTTGAGCCTTGGGTCACCAAAAAGGTCGCAGAGATAGATTCACCAGTCTGCATCAACGTGTTCAGTGATGTGCCGCTTGAACCGCGAAAGTTCACTGTCCAGTTGCCCGATGCGTTGGTCGTGTAGAACAAAATCGACTGGGTGGTGATGTCGTAGTTAATTGTGCCAGTAGCCGCAGTTGCAGCAATGGTGTCGGTTTCTACAATGTTGGAAGTCTTCAAGTCAGCATTTGAAGAAGTACCCGCAAAAGTCTGGAGTGCAGTAAAAGTGGTCGCTGTTCCGGGCGCAACATAATCAGTGCCTGCTGTGGCTGCGGTAAACGCAGAGGTTCCATTACCCTTCAAGACACCAGTTAAAGTAGTTGCGCCAGAACCGCCGTTTGCAACGGGCAAAGTCCCTGTAACGCCCGTTGTCAATGGCAGTCCGGTTGCATTTGTCAGTGTTACTGATGTTGGTGTACCCAATAAAGGCGTGACCAGCGTAGGACTGGTAGCTAGTACATTGTTCCCAGAACCTGTATTGGTGACACTTACTACATTCTTGCTTGCGTCTAGCGCCAAAGCGGTAGAAGCTGTCAAGCCAGACAAAGTTGATGTGCCTGTGACCGTTAAATTCGTAAACGTACCCGCGCCAGAACTATTGCTGACCTTGATGAAATCCGAGCCATTCCACGCTATTACCGCAGATTCGCCAGCAACAATAGTCACGCCTGCTGTTGGGCCAACACCCACAACCTTGACCGAAAAGCCACCAGTTGTAGAGTTGATAACAGTGTATGTTTTAGATTGAGCCGGGGCTGTAATGGTACGAAGAGCGGTACGTGCGCCAGAACACAAAAGAATTGCTTCACGCGCCGTATTAGCCGCGCCCGTTGTGGTTGTCAACGTAACGTCCGCATCGGTACTTAGCGTAGTCGTACCAGCCACCGCAGAGTCAAGCAATGAAGTAATGGAGTTATTTACCGTATCACCCCAAGTACCGGAAAGTTCACCTGTGACGGGGAGGGCTAAACCAAGAAGTGGACTATATGATGTTGTCATTTGTTTGACCTTGTATTACGACATATTCCTACATGAAAGGTGTTTGTACATTGCTGAGATTTTGCCATATAAGCGAGGCATTATGCGAACTTGCTTTGTGATGCCAAAATCGTGAAAGCAGCACTGCCTGTCTTGATGATGACGTAGGTGTAGCAATCCACTGAGCTTGCATTACCGCTTGTTGGAGCTGTGCCGCCCTGCCATTTTGGGGTCACAGAGTTGCCGTCAACGGTCACTGCGCTGTTGTAGTAAGCCGTTGTGCCTTGTGTGGACAAGAATGTCAACGACAAAGACTCCCCTGTGTTCATCAGAGTGTTTAGGGATATTCCGCTTGTGCCTCTAAAGTTCAGCGTGAAGTTACCCGTTGCATTTGTCGTGTAGTACAGAACTGCCTGAGTCGATGCGTCAAAGTTAATCGTGCCAGTAGAAGCAGTTGCTGAAACAGTGATAGTTTCACGAATCGTGGTAGCTAGTTGATTGGTAATGGCGGGGCTGGTAAGAGTCTTGTTCGTCAGTGTTTGAGTTGCGGCAATGCCTGCCACAGTGTCAGTAGCGTTAGGCAGCGTTAGCGTTTGATTAGTAACTACTCCCGGCGGCACAAGGGTAATTGTTCCAGCCGCTGTATTGTCAAATTGAATGCTCATACCGCCTCCGAGCCGCCCATATCTTCCTGAGCCATCACCCACGCATAGCATTTAGCAAGGAAACCTTCGCCAGAGTGGGCTTCAACTTCTGCCAGTGGGCAGTGATAGCGGCGAAACTCAATATCGCGGGTATCTTCATTTTGTGGTCGTGTTGCATACCCAGCAACGTCAATCATCACACTGTGGCGGTTGGATTCATCGCGTGTGCGGGACACATTAGCTGTGACAATACGAAAATAGGCACTTGCGAAAGCAACACCGTACTGGGAAGTTGACAGGTCTTTTTGGATAGCCATTTTGTTTCCTTATGCGTAGGTAACTTCTGAGGTCTGGAGAGTCGCAACCCAGCGGATATTTGTGGCTGCTGCGCCCGTGGCTGTGATAGCCAAACCGCCATTTGTGGTATCCGCAGTGATTGCAATAACCCAACCCGGTACGTTGCTTATTGTGTTAACAGCGGAGGCAACAAGGGTCGTGCTTGCGGCGTTGGCTTCACGCCTGATTAAACCTTCAATCTTCCAAGCAGCCGATGCAGTGCCGCCAGCAGCTTGCTGACGCGCAACAATAGTGCCTGTGAATGTGTAGGCTGAACTGTTGGGCAGAATAAGCTGGTTGGTTGTATCCGCAGCAGCACCACTAGAAGTAAGCACAGTTGCAGTCGCGTCTGTTGTCGCCCGTCTAAGCGTCATGCCGCCCGTTTGATTGTCACCAACAGCCGCAAAGAACCCAGAAGCTACACTGTATTTGCCATATTCTACGGATTTTGCCGCAGCCCCTAAAGCAATACTATACCGCCCCAGTGCGTTAACACCGTCGCCAAGAGCAATAGCCGATACACCAGAAGCAAGAGGTATTGCTACTCCGTAATAATTTCCAATTGCTATCGCTCCCGGCCCAGTTGCTTGAGCTTGATATCCGAGGGCTAAACAATACCCGCCAACGCCTGTTGCTTGTGTTTGAGCGCCTATAGCAACCGCACTTGCCACCGTAGCCTTTGCTTGTTGCCCGATGGCAATTGCATTGGCAGCAGTTGCCCCGTAGGTACTTGTGTTATTCGCAACAGCAGCAGCAAAAGAGTCTGTGCCTGATGCGTAGCTGCCGCCAAGTGCCATTGCGCCTGAAGCAGTAACAGCTTGAGCGCCTTGTTGACTACTGTTAGTGCCAATTGCGCCAGACCCAGTGCCGCTCGCTAATGTTCCTACGCCTAGGGCTAATGACCTAGTTCCTGATGCAGCCGATAACAAACCAAGCGCAATAGCTATCGAACCACTGGCAACGGGAGGTGTGCTGATTGACGCTGTGTTTGCGGCAAGCATTCTGGTTGCCAGCTTGATGCTTGTCTCCCACGCCGTCCCAGTACATACAAGTTGTACCGTGTTTCCCGGATAAATTGCTATCGTAGTATTGCCATCAACTAACTCCGTGCCAGCAGGGTCAATAGTAATTAAATCTGTATTGGTAGTGCTGGTATTCCAGATTTGGACGTTGAACCCTGCGCCCAAAGTAGCCGCAGCAGTCAGCGAGACAGTAAATGTGCCGCTGGTGCAGTTAATAACCGCCCCAAGGTCGCCTGCTATTACTGTATACGCCGCAGTTTTGTTAGATATGGTTAAGGTACTGCTACCACCACCCGAAGGTGTTGCCCATGTAGCATCGCCGCGCCAGAATGTTGTTGCAGAAGCACTTGTTCCACTGTTGAGGTTAGTGACAGGCAGGTTGCCAGTTACACCTGTAGTAAGAGGCAACCCCGTTGCATTTGTCAGCGTCACTGAGGTTGGCGTACCAAGGACAGGGGTAACCAGCGTAGGGCTAGTCGCCAGTACATTGCTTCCCGTACCTGTGTTGGTAACGCTTACTGCGTTTTTGCTTGCATCAAGAGCCAAGGCTGTAGAAGCCGTCAAGCCAGACAAATTAAGTTTGGAAACTACTACCGCGCCTGTCCCTTTTGGGGTTAAGTTTAGGTCAATGTCTGTGTCTGTGCCTTCAGATTGAAAAAAAGGTGCGCTTCCTGCTATTGAAGGGTATACGGCAAGATAATTTGCAAGCGTTCCAGCAACGCTTCTAACTCGAAACAAAGTTGTTGCAGAACCAGATGCTCCATTATTAAAAAACGAAACATATCCAGATGTGCCTTTTACACCAAGTCCAAGATATGTCGTGCCATCAGAACCCTGAACACTGATTGTGGGTATTGTTGAAACACCCGGAGTAGTAACACTACCCGTTACTTGAACATAGTTCACAGCGGAGGCTGTGTTGGTCACGGACAACTGAGTAGCCGTTTGCCCGATGTTGACCGTAGGCGCTTGAATGGTTGTTGTGCCAAGCGAACCAGATACCGCAGAGCCGATGGCAATGTTGGTCGTAGAACCAGACAAGCCAGCAGTGCCAATGTTAAGCGTCTTGGTTGTGGCGGTGGCTGTTGCGCCTGTGGCTACGTTAACGGTCTGTGCGGCTGTTGACCGACCTAAAGTTAATATGCCTGTCTGAGTTGTGCCGCCAGCCGTCCAAGTACCTGTGGTTTGGCTTGTGCCAAGATTAATATTGGATGTAGTAGTGCTAAAAGTGACAGCAGCAGACCCCGAAAGTGTGCCCTGAAAACCAAGCGTGCTTGATGCGCTAAGTGTCGTGAACGAGCCAGCCGCAGCCGTAGTGCCGCCGATAGCTGGTGGACTTGCCAATGTATCCGTTGTGACTGCTTTGGCAGCGGAATAATCGCACCATACATCCTTTGTGCCTGCCGAAAAAGTCACCAACGAGCCTGCGTTGCTGGAAGCCAGCACAGTGGTGCGGGCTAGTGTTGTACCCGACAAAGTGTAGGTTCCGATGCCTACTTCCCACTCAGAACCCGTTTGTCCAGCAATGACGTAATAGGTCGTGTTTGCATCACCGATAGCTGCAAATGACTGATACCCAGTTGAAGCGCCAGCAAGCGTGACCGTCCCCGTACCAGTCGTCGTGGTTGTTTCTTTTACTCGGTCTACAAGTACTAGAGCCATACGTATCCTTAGTCTGTCTCAACCAACACCCAATTGGATGTTTCTGCGTTGTTTACCAACGTCCAGCTAGAAGATTGAGCGTCGTTAACATTTTGCCAGTTTGCGGTCTGGCTGTCATCTATCACACTCCAATAAACGGCAACCACAGCTCCAACTTGCCCTGTCGCAGCCACTCCAGATAGTGTAAGGGTTAAAACAGGCCCAACATTACCCGCACTACCCGAAGCCGCTACACCTGTTATCGCGTAAACAGCCGGGAAAGTGGCGGTGACTGTTCCCGTTAATCCAGAAGCAGACACGCCAGTCAGCGCAATTGAAGATGACGGTGCGACTGTCCCGGTCACTCCAGAAGCAGCTACGCCTGTGAGCGCAACAGAAACTGAATAAACGGCTGTAACTGTTCCTACACCACCCGAAGCGGCTACGCCTGTGAGCGCAACAGACTTAGCGACTGCAACACTGCCTACGCTACCCGTAGCCGAAGTTCCTGTCAGGGCAACACTAGAAGTGCTTGAGGCTGCAACAGTACCTACATTACCCGAAGCAGCTACGCCGGTGAGGGCAACAGACGTAGTGACTGCAACACTGCCTACGCTCCCAGAAGCAGATACGCCTGTAAGCGCAAAAGAAGACGCAGCGGTAACCGCCCCTGTGGTTCCAGAGGCTGATACGCCGGTAAGTGCGACAACAACCGTTTGCCCTGAAAGGGCGCTAAATGGGGCGCTAGAAAATGGGGAAAGACCAAACATGGCTTACGGCATACGCCGCCCCCGAATTAAGTTGTCGCTAAACGCAGCAAAGCGGTTGTCGTGGTGTTGCTGGGCATTGTCAGGGTGAAAGTACCAGCTGTGATAGTCTGTGAACCAAACGTATGGACGCTGATGGCTTTATTACTCTGGGTTGAGTTATAGACCAAAACAGAATCAAACGCAGTAGTCACAGTCAGCGCAGACCACGAAAAACTTGCCGAAGGAGTCCAGTAACCCACACCAGCAGTAGAGGAACTGTTGGTAGAAGTAGGAGCCGTGGCGTTTGTTATCGTTACGCCTCCAGCCGTATACCCTGAACCAGAAGTATTGGTCACTTCGCCAGTAGTTGAGTAAGCCGTGGTTGCCGCATTTACTGTGGCTGACGCAAAATACAAAGCTGCTTTAAACGTATCAGCGGTTGTAGCCGCACGAATAGGCGCAACGCCGAAGTTATGAGTTGCTGTTAGGACTTCCCCCATGAAGGAGGTACACATTGATGCGGTATTTGCCATAGTAGTTCCTTAAAAAATACCAGTTTCGCCACCTATAGGCGGCATTTTTTTCAATGTTACATGCACAGAACGATGAACAAGTTCTTGACCAAACCAATATTCCGTCCATGTGGTCAACTCATTGTCATTGTCAATGTTACCCTCTCGCTTTTCTAGCAAAGAGTCATCCATGTCACCCTTAGTTGTAGTAACTATCAACTTGAACTCCTGATTAAAGCGGTGGTAACTGTGTTTACTGGCAAAGTAACTACAAAGTTTGGTCCGGCACTCTTGTCTGAGCCAAAATTTAGTATTGCTATGGATTTGTTGCCCTGTGTTGCATTGTAAATTAATGCTCCTCTAGAAACAAAGGAAACATTAGTCCACGACACATTATCAAAACTTATATAAACCGTGCCATTGCTTTGGTTTATTGTGACGTTTGTACATACTTTACCGCCAGCGGTATAGTTTGCAGAGGTCACCTCATTTGTAGCTGCATACACGGTAGTGCTTGCATTGAGATTGGCATCTGCTGTGTACAGCGCCATCTTTACGGTGTCCGTGCTCAAGTCTTGTACGCCCTTGAACATGTCCACTATAAATGAGGTGGTAATGGTTTGAATAATCATGTGACAGGATATTTTGTTAAGCCATCACGATACGCATCGCCCTTCTCCTTGGCATCGCCAAGTTGTTTAAGAAGAGACATAGACTCATCAGCACGAGATTTGTATAGAACAACCAAGTCCTGCTCACCTTTCATGTAAGTGATGGCTTCCATCAGGCACATGTTAAGCAAGGCAGTATCAAAGTTATCGCCCAGCCACGTTGTATTAGCGGTAACGATTGACTCAGGATAGTAAAAATAATGCAATTCAACGGTGTAAGTTGCGTCCGGGGTTGGCGCAACCATAAAAGATAGCTCTTTTGGATTAGCAGACTGAGGTCCAAACAGCGCATAGTACATGGGCAAACCCGTATCTTTGGGGTTTGGATAGGCTTGACGGAGAAAGTTAACGTCTTTATTTAAAAGATACGTGTAGTTTTCATTGGTTAGATTATAGTTTTCAATAACCGCAAGCGAAAACGAAGCCAGAAAGTCATCTGGGCAAGACAAATATCTATTGTTTGCCGTAACAGTTCCCGTCACGTTCTTACGCAAAGAGGGCAACTGAACAGAATTGTATATCTTCTGCTCTGCTTGCTCAATGAAACGGTTAATATCAGTTGTCGGAAACGTATTCTCCGAATAATCCTGTATTGCCGTAACAAGTTCTGCGTAGTTCATCGTTTAAACCTTATGCCATCGGACCGCGGGACATTACGCCCTTAGTGGCTGCGCCCGTTCCGCGCATTTTGATGCCCGTTGTCTTTGTTTCTGGGTAGTTACCCTTACTAATGCCACCAACCGCTGGATTCATCTGGTTCATGCGTTGAGCACCAGTTTCAGTTGGAATTGTTGGAGTCATGGCTTTGCCATTCATGGTGTGTGGCTTGGCATAGACGCTGGCATCGCCAACTTCTTTGCCCATCATTTTTTGAGAGAATCCCATTATCGACCCCTTTGGTTGGCAGCACGTGCCAAGTTACGACCCATAGACTTGAAGTTGCTGTTTAAACTGCTCTTGGAGGCTTTCGGACCTTTGTCAATGACCTTTGCGCCATCGGAGGGGAACACCTGTGCATCGGTTTTGCCTCTGCTGGCAATGCCATCTGCTGCTTTTTTGTATGCCATTTTTGCTCCTAACTGGTTGAAATTGTTACCGTACCTATTTGAAAAGATAATACCAAACTGTTGGGCGTAAGACTAGCGTCAAAGCCTTGTGAGCCGCCAACAGGATTCCATCCCCATTCAAATACTCTGCTGCCGCCCTCTGGGTAGCCATTGGCATTTTGTGCCGTTGTATTGCTGTTAGAAACTTGCAATCCACTATTACCAGACATCTGGTAACTCACATCTGGTCTAGGCTCCAAAACAGCCTGTGGGTCAAACACTGGGTACATACCCAGAGATAACTGTGGCTGGTCTGGGTCCCAACATTCAGGACACACCTTGATGTTAAAAAGGCGGGTCTTGATGATTTCCTTCTTCAACTCCTTGAGCATGTAGCGCTGACCGCACCTATCACACTCGGCAATTGAATGTTTACCTGATGCGTAAGCATTTGCCATTTTTAACTAAAGAACATTTGACGAGGAACAAGCCGCAACGATGCTTTCTCTCTGTCTTCTTGAGAGGCGGTTAACCATGCTTCGTCATACATTTGTTTGAGCATTTGAACCCTTCCCATTGCTTCTGGGTTCTTTACAGCAAGTTGATACGCCAAGGCTGCAATCATGCACGGCAAGAATCGGAAAGGAATGTCCTCAACTTGGGTTCCAGACCCAGTATCTTGTACCCTACGCATGCGCCAGTACACCAGTGTGTAGTTACCACCGTCATTAGGGGCGGGCCAAATGCTTACGGTTGGCAAATTTTGCTGATAAATAGCATCGCCAGCAGTGTGAGTGGCTGCGGTAGTGTTATTTTGACCACGAGCACACAGTTGCAACTGGTTATTTGCAATGCTGGTGTAGTAAATGGTCTCTGTACCAATGCGAATATAGCCAGAAGCTGCCAAATCAACAGTGGAATCTACCTCAATCGTAGTATCAGTGGCGTTTAAACCTGCTGTCGTGCCGTTTCCCACCAAAAGAGCGGTGGTTAAGCTGGTCATACCAGACTGACGGTTTACAAACAATTGGATTGGACGACCATTTGCCAGCTTATTGGGAATTTGGAGGTAGGTTGACCCAGAAATACGAGTAATGCTGATGTCAATTTGGTTTGTAGTACCTTGATTCTGGCGCACAACGTGGTCTAGGAGGTCGATTGTGTCCACCGGAAGGGGGTAGGCTACCTGACCTGCTATAAGCGGTATCTCGCCCTCTTCTACCGTCCACAGATTGATGCCTCGACTAGCCCAATCCATCGTAATCAGGTTAAGACTACGCCTAGCGGTGCGTAACTGGTAACCAGTACGCATCTCAATGCCACAACGCTCATACGCCTCTTCCGCAATTTCATTGAAATCGAGGTTGAACGTTGATGTTCCGCTAGTATTAGCCATTATCTGAACCCTGCTGTTTTCTTTGCTATGCTTTTTGGCTGGGCTACAAATTGTTTACCCGCAGATTTACCTGCGCGTTTGGCTTTCGTTGTTGCGGCGTACTCTGCTGTGGACAAGGACTTGATGGCTTTATCGGGCAAATACCGCTCCCCCGTCTTGGAAGACGGTTTGCCAGACTTGGTGCGCCATTTCTGGTCACCCCAGTCCTTGAGCGATTTCTGCGGTGCTTTCATGCGAAATCTTCTTCGGTTAGATTGGCTTCCTCAAGAGCCAACTCTTCAAGAATCTCTTCTGTGCCACAAGTGCAGGGACCGTCTTCTTTGATGGCGCAATCGCCAGCATGTTGTGCGTATTCAGTCACGATAACCTCCTCCTGCTGCTTTGTACTTCTTGGCAACTAACTGTGCTTTACGTGCTGACCATTGTCCTGCGCTAGTGCCTTGAGTTGCTGCGGCTTTTACCTTAGACACAATTTGTTTACGCAAACTGGGCTTGGTGTAATTGCCAGCAGCATTGACCGTTCCGCCTTCAGCATATTGCGTGAAGTCAGTGTCATCCCTGCGAGGTTTTTTGACTCCCTCGGGCATTTTGCTGGGGTTGATGTCCCCCATGCCACGTGACGCTCTCATATTTAGCAGTATTTTTTGCCAGAACCGCCGCCAGCCATCTTGATGACTTTGCCTTTGGTCAAGCCGCGCTCTGCAACGCCATTGATGCCAGAGCCAGTGCGAACTTTGCCCATGCTGGTCATGCCGCCGCCAGCCATCTTCTTGACCTTACCGCCTTTTTTCATTGGCATAGTAGGTTCAGGACCGGCAGGAGCCATAGGACGAGCCATTGCAGGAGCGGCTGGTGCGCCACCCATCATTGCTTGACGTTTTTTAGCCATCATTGCAGCCATTTTTGGGTCTGGCTGACCACCCATTGCCATTTTTTTCACATTGCCACCTTTTTTCAGTTTGGAAAGATTAGTATGTTCACCCTTGTGCTCTTGCTTGTCATGCATGCCAAAAGCTTTTTTAATCATGGCTTTGTCTTGCGACTTGTCCATTTTCATGTCTTCTTTAGAGTCTGATTTCATGATTCCACCTTTTTTAAAAGTTTTGCCTTTGTCGGCTTTTGAAAAATCCTGACCTACCGATTGCGGTATGCCAACCTTTTTAGCAAAACCCTTGTTATGGGCAATTGCTTCCATAAAGTTATGTTGTTTCTTACTGGTCGATGGCATGATGCCCTCTTAAGTTATCAATCTTGCGTTCTAGTCGGTCAAACCTATCGAGCAACTGCTGCATATCCGCACGGAACTCAGTACGAGTAATGTGGTCACGCGCTACTTCTTCCCGAGTGCGGTTCAACAAAATACTGAGCCTGTCCAACTCATCAAATCTGCCTTTAAGCAAGAAACCCATAACCGCAACAATTGCGCTCAGAGCAGCATTCCACAACATCATTTCCATGTCAGCACTTCCATCTTGCTAATGACGCAGCCTTACGGGTAGGCTTACCCTTCTCATCCTTCATCGGTCCCGGCATACCACTCATACGGGCGCAGAACGAGTCCTTGCGCTTGCCGCCTTGAGGTTGTGGGGCTTTCAGATTGCTGCCAGTTGCAGCGTTGTATTTGGCGCGACCTTTGGCAGTCAAACCCGCTCCCTTGGAAACAGGTAGCTTTTCACCACGACCAATAGCAAGGGAGGGAGTCTTCTTAGCCATAGAACACCGTAATACCAGTAACAGTGCCAACACTCAATGTTAGATATAGCCCCGTAGAAGCCAAGATGCCTTCACCGGGAATCAAGATATAGGAAGTGTTTGGAGTACCAAGACTTGCTATGTCCATTGTGTATAAGACAGCACCAGTAGAACTTCCATTTCTAATTTCAAATGTTGCGGCTGTGCTGGCTTTTGGGCTTATAACAAAACCTTTTAACCTTGTACGCCCAACATAATAAGAACCAGCCGCACTAAGGTGGGCGGATAGAACATCAGTTTGCATCATATTAATTCTCCAAAGTTAAAGCGGGGATTCCCCGCTAAGAATTAATCAAAGTTACCGAATGGGTATGCGGTAGTTGTGCCAATATTG